ATGCCTGGACGCCAGTGGATAAGACTAGCTTTCACCTCTGCGCTAGACGCCATAGAAGGGTTGATAGTAACACCCTCCAGCTGCGACACTAGCATGAACCGCAACTGATCTACATCGGCAGGAGTAGACGAAGTCGACACGTACGCATTGGTCACGGGGTCCTGATTGGCAGTCATGCCAGGATGAGGGCGATACGCCATACGCAGATCCGCATAATGGAAGGGTGTTCCATTGAAGTTCGCGCGTAACACTAGCGTGCCATTCAACCGGTAAAAATGCCGTAACTTATCTGCCACCAGTGGATCGCTCAAATAGGCGGTCCATGGGTCTATGCGCGCATCAAGCGGCGTCCCTAGAGCCCAATCGATAGTCTGGATGAGTATAGGACGAGTATACCACGAATTCAGCGTCGTATCCGACGACGTGCTGGGCATAGTGACGCCATACACAGGGTCTACACCCTGTGCAGGTTTCTCCTCCATGAACTCATCCAACGACGAGATGATCGTATCCTCGGACATGTTAACAACGTTTTCATTTAAAGGATCCATAGTTGTTGAAGAAACTAGTGCGGTAGCACCACTCGTCACATCCGAAGACATGGCATGAATCATTTTCCGCTCTGACTCAAGAGCGCTCTGAGATCTGACATTCAATGTCGGTGCCTGCCAGAAATCTGTCTCTCCAGTTACGTCGCCATAATCAGCGTCTTCACCGAGAGCATGAATGTGCAGTACGGACGACCACGAAAACATCTCGTTACGTACGGCTTCCACACACAAACCTGGATCCGTATGTAGAATGGCATCCGTAAACAGACGCCGCGCCTTCTCATACAACTCGACTCCACCTGGCAAATCGATGACATGGCGAAAGTACATGATACACGCTGATTTCAGCGTCTGCAAGTAGCGGTTCGCGCAGTACTCCCCGCGAATAAAGCTAACGCACTTGATAACACTGGCAATATCGATCACACCAATGTAACGGCCGAGCGCCGGCGAGTACACGAACGAGTGCTTCAAAAATGTGAGCTCATCGAAAGTGTAAAAAGGGGACACGGTGTCACCCTTCGTCGTGCTCGTGTACTTCATCCCGAAGTCCAAAGCGAAACGCTGCACAACAGAGTTGTCATACGCGAATCCTGCATCCTCCAATGCTAAAGACAGAGCATCCATCAGCGCATGGATCATGTCATCACCGTAAGAACGCATAAGCGCAACCAGCGCAAACACGGACTCAGACGAGTCATCCGGGTTCTCGATGATGGAGGCCACCAAGTCGGCAATCGCCAACAACTCCTCGTTGCTCGCCCCGCCTAGTTGATCACGAATCTCATAGAAGAACGAGAACAAGACATACCTAAACAAGATGGAATTAACCATGGAGTTCAGCTGAGTTGTGACAATGACCCCAGATGGGGAACTACGAAACATCTGATACACGACTCCCTGGATGACGTAGATCGGGTGCACGACAGCCAATGCTATAGCATCCATCATCGACAGGGCTGCAGTATCGTACCCCACTAACAAAGCCATATGCCCAAAAACTTGATATGCTCGGGTGGTCAAACAGGCTGGAAGCGACGTGTCCCACCCCTTGAAATCACCGGCGATGATGCGAGTGACTGTGTGCTGAATGATTTCCTCCGCCATTTCGTTCCAAGACTCTCCTGCAGTTGACATGCCAGCGCAACATTCGAACGCCTGCACGTTACTCCCAATCAGCGATAGCAAGGGAGAGTAATACTGACGCATCAGAATCGACAAAGCAGCAGTGCCCACGAAAAACATCCGAATCTTGTCACTCGAGACGGCCTCATTCAACTTGAGAGAACCCTCAAACACAGCAGTGCCAGGCTCCCTGGCGACCAAGCGCTCCACTAGAGTGTCTAGCGACTCTTGCAGTGCCGGGTTGGGCATCCAGTACGTCTTGGGACCAATGTATTCTGCTGCAGTGACATGGTACTTGGAGCAATCGCATTCACCCTGCACCGCCGCAGTGCACGCCTCTACCATGTTATCCAGCTTCGTTCCCTTGAGGCCAGGTCCCGCGGATGTTTGGAGAGGTATGCCCTTGGTATACCTACCGCCCGACCAGAACCCGTTAATAGCGGAACACACCGATACTGGGCGCAACTGCTGGTTGCAGCTGGGCGCGATCTGGCGTATCATGTCAGCTTTAGCGGCATCGAGGACACGTTCGTCAAAATCCAACGGTCGATCTACCATCAGCTTGGTCAGATTCTGATCATAATATTTCTGCTGGGATGGATCAGCAATAACAGACGCTTGGAGCGGACCAAACAATTCTACAGCGCGAGACATGAGCGTGGCATCTTGTCCCACAGGCGAATCCCCCATTATCCGCTTGTGCGTGTTAATGGAGCGTGGATTGTTGCGCTCGCTATCTACCAGTGTTCCAAGGCAGACATTCCCGCCGCCAGCAGTACGGAGCCTGGTAGTGTCTAGCGTCAAGTGAGCAGGTTGCATGAATAGGCGCATCGGCGCGACAACATTCTGAGGACTCACTACAGGAAAACACAGCGCAGCCTGTGCAGCCATCACGGCCGTCCGCGTGATAGGGATGATGGCAGCGTAGTCGCCGTCATACTTGCGCGCAGCGCCAGCATGACTACCACCGCCCACTGTGCGTTTTCTATCCCCCATAGACACGGTAATGCCGGCGGGACTACCACAATCACCATTCAGCGTTTTGGCTAATGTG